TGTCTCTTCGTACCACAACGTAGTCAATAAAACACTTACATCAGCCATTAGTCTACGAGCTCCCCTGTTGTAATAAAATCCATGCGCTCAGCGCATTTAGGACAAGGCGTTTTATCCTCGTCGTAATAGTCTGCGGCATAATTGTTGCCGAGCATAGGCATCCCACATAATGTCCTGCCTGTGCCATCAGCCATTGAGAAATGCTGTTGTCCTAATTTTTTAGTCCATTCACTAAACTTAGTAGCCATATCAAAACCCCTTTCTTCGGGTAGGTTAAATTAATCGTACCTAACCATAACACAGGAATTTATCAAGTAGGGTCTTTTGTTATCTTTTTTTGTGCCGTACCCTCAATGACCATATTATCTTCGGTGACTACAGCGAGTGCAGGGAACTCTTTTTGCAAACGCTCTATTTCCTTCATAACTTGCTCTTTATCCATTTGGTCAATACGTCCATGAAGGATTTCTTTACGATCTATATAGATCCCTGCCGCTTGTCCTCTAGATTTTTCGGCTGCGACTGCCGCTGCGAAGTTTCCTCCAACAAGGGCAGCGTCACGTATCTCGGCTAGTTTTTTAACGTGTCCCTCAAAACTTACCTCGTACTTTTTAGATAGCTCACTTTTTAGTTCACCTATCCTTTGCACAACTTGAGGATACCTTTGCCCATTGAGTAATTGTGATGCAATGGCGTGAGCAGACTTTACAGAATATCCTGCTCGCACAGCCGCCTCAGTCTGACTGACATCTTCGCAAACGTAAATTCTACAAAACTCTTCTTGTTTTGGAGTGATTCCTTTCTCTACACGAGGATTAGCGACGACATTGATACTGGGTTTGTGAGTGGCTTTTGCAAGAGGCATTTTACTTTTCCTTCTCGTTATGATGGGACCACTTTACTAAATAGGAGCGAAAAAGAAAAGTAGTCATTTTAAAACAGCCCTGATTTGAAGTCGCGCGGACACGAAAGTAATGATCTATTGTGATCAAGATATCGGAGTCAGAGAACCATAATCCATGCTAACCCATTGAATATATGGGGATAGTGAGATATTGTATATTATTAAATCTCTAAAAACAAAAACAGTCCTATCCATTATTACCTCCTATATAGCAAAGTCCATATAATATACAAAAAGACCCCCTGACCAGAAAGGTGGAATCAGGGGGTTACAGTGAGAGCATACAACTTGGGAGGTGAGCTTATGCTTATTTACGATACCAAGAAAAAATTTTTGACACAAGTCTTTTCCAAAAAGATTTTTCTTTCTGGCGTTCCCACTCCCAAACATCGGCACTTGCCCCTGATGCAGAAAGCACAGTCACGGCTTCCGATTGAGCAGATTTAGTTGACCTAAAATTAGCACTATTTTTATCTAGCTTTTTGCCGAGCGTATACACGATATACTTATACTGATTAGGTGTAAGTCCATGAAAAGACTGTATTTGTTTGGCAGTCAATCCTTTTTCTTTATCTGTAAGAATTCTTGCTACAAACGCATCACTTGGGCGTGTCCTATCAGTTTGCTTGCTCATCAGTTTCTCCTAACTTACTGCGGATGAAAAACATTCCCGACTGCTCAGGAATCCATGGTTCGCCATCCTTAAATATAGCTTCAACTTCATTTGACTTGCTTGCATCATACAAACAATCTGAACATAATTTGACATATTTTTTATCTTCTGGCAAGCCTTCTGCTGTAGCTCGCACCCAATGCACTTGAGTTGGTAGACTGCGGTGCATTTTTACACCATACTGAGGTTCCCCTAATGCTTGACACATAGGGCAGTAATCCTCGCTAGGTTCTTCTATATGAAAGGTTAATAAAGGATTAGTCATGCTTAACCTCCATCATTTGAGCTTCAACATCTGGTAACAGGAATTTAACATGGACATACCCAGTCTGCATTGAGCTTATGCTGTATGAACATGGACAAGTATCAAGCCATTTTAAAAATGGTTCAAGATCTTTTGCTCTTACTATAAATGCCATCACTTACTTTCCTCCAATTTATCTAATTCAAACTCAGTATCAAATTGTTCAGATATTTTGGCGTCAGGTGTAAATCTAGCGTTAGCAAAAAATTTGTTGATAGCACCATCAAACTCAACTACTTTCTGAGATAACCGCCACTCAACTTGCTTACTTACATCGTCAAAAAGTTCATCCCTCATTTGATTCATAGTTACAGGTCTAAGGTCGATCTGCTGTTTGAACCCTGCATTAATATCTTCTTGTTCTCTGACAAAGTTACGCAGGTCATTCTGAACTCGCAGAAGATTTAAAGACATTTGTGTCACAACTTTCTGCAACTCTTTTAGTTTATCCTCACTCATACTTCTCTCCCTTCACGTTTAGCATCTTTTGTTCGGCGAGTATCTAACAAGTGTACTTGCCTATTGATTTCAGCTACCCTTCTTTCTAATCTTTTTAATGCGTCAGGGTTACTAAAACAGATTGTGGCTAGGGTGAAGATAACTACCCCTAGCCTACGACTATCATCAAACTCTTTCACAGAAACGCCAATAGCTTCATTCTCTAATTGAAACTCACGTTCAGAGGCGTAAAGTAGCGAGCTAATAATAGCTCGCACTTGTGCGATAGAGTGGGTAGTCTGTAAATGTTTACGCCCCATATCATACCCTCAACGAAGCGTTGTTGATTTCAACGGTTGCATCATTAAGCTCAACACTAGCATCAATATCTACATCTACACTGCGTATAAGCTCTTTTATATTTTCTTCAAACAAAAGCCATATTGAATCACGCAAAGCTTCATTCTCATGAAAGGCAGTTTTTATCGCAGTAGTAAGCCTTTCGGTTACTCTTTCACTAGGCGGTATTTTTAGTGAAAGATTGTTTTGATATTTGTGCAGTTTCTCAATTTCATCTGCTAATGTACGGAGCGTCTGCCCTAAGTTTTCACAATCGGCAGAAATTTTACCTGCTATATCCGGAACAGGATACTCGCTACTCCTATTAGGATCAACATAAATATCAGATAACCCATTTACTTCTTCTTTCTCGTTCATGATATACTCCTTTCTTGAGTAATCGTTTGGTTAGGTTGGTATGATGTGCGACAAGCCGAAAGGAAAAGTGTAATGTCGTACACTAAAATGACGAGTGCCACACACCATATAAGTATACTACTACAGGATAAAATTAATGATAAGTATCAATTTATCTTATTAGGTCGCAGTCTAGGGCGTAACCATTCATCATTATCTTTCTTCTTATAGAATATATGTTTCCCAATCCGTCGTATTTTGTGTAAATCATCTGCCCAATATGGATGCACCTCATTATTATGATAGTGCGTTGCCTCATTACCGATAACTGTAATATGGTGACCCTCTTTTAGCATAAGTTCAGCAAGAGCTTTAGATGTCTGTAAAGAATTATGTTCTCTTGGTTGGTCTGATTTACCATCACACCACCAACTAAATTGACAGCCATCTTTATTCTCTTGCAAGACTACACTGCATACATCGTTGGGATAATTAGCAGAGGCTACTCTGTTGAGAGTAACCTCCGCTATTGCTATTTGCCCCTCAATGGGTTCGGATCTTGCCTCAAAATAAATATTTAAGGCAAGACACATTAATGCTGTTTCTATCATGAAGAGCTTGCCTCTTTCAAATAATATTCAAGTGTCGTGTCTGTACTGTAAGCACCAGTAGGATTACCCATGCCATCTATGTCTTCATGGCATTCATAGACTAAACATACTTTATTATCATCTACAAGATATACGCACAAATCAAATTCACGTTTACCAACATTGCACCTAGACCAGAAGTTTTCCTCTGGATATTTATCATGGTACTCTTTAGCCTCGTCTTCTACTACTGTGTCATATACAGCAGTCAGGTATCCCTTCTCGTAATCACTTAAAGGTAACTCATTAAATTCATCTGGATTATACTTCATTATATATTTTCTCCTTTCTTAATACTCACTTGGTAGTAGTAAGACATTGTTAGTAAGGAAGAATTTCCATGTACCTTTCTCGGCATCTGTAAAGTCTATGTTACGTGTCCATAGCACATTACCGTTACCATCGTCGGCAGTTATTTTGGCAGAGCTATCTACCACATCTAATGTGATAGACATAAAGTCTTCTTTTTCCTGCAAGTCGGCAAGCTCAGTAGCTAGTATATCTAGGAACCAGTATGCGCCTCCTCCGCAGTGTTCAGCAAAGAACTTTACACCATCAGTGTAAAGAAAGTTAGAGCTCAGTGGGTGACGAAACCATTGTTCGGTTCCCGTGAACATTTTTAGATCAGCTGATAACATCGTTACTCTCCCTCCATTTGCCATTGGATTTCTTTAAGGGCGCGATCGTATCCAAAAGCAATCATAACTAAAGTCGTATATATTGACATATCGCCGTTTGGATGTTCACGCCAAATTTTATTTATGTAATCACCTTCGCTCGGTGACATTTGCAACTCGGCATATTTAGATTGTGCAAGGATTTGCTTTGCTCGCTCTGGGGTCATGTGTCACCCCCAAACAACTCTTCAGCGTTTTGTTCGCCTAGACCTGCAAGTCGATCTAATTGTTCGATGAACTTTACCCTTTTATCATAATCAGCTTTAGCATCGCTAAACTCATTATGAACTTTCACATTGCCCTGTATAGGAGCTCCGTAGTAATCAGTACCATCTTCACGGTATACTATGTAGGCTTGGTTGATATCTGCATAATGTAGTATCAAACGAGACCTACCCTCGTTAAATACATATGCGTCTGCTTGTGGCTTCATGTGTTACTCCTTTCTACGAGTGTGTATAGCCATCTGTTTCTATTGCGAGAAACATATTGCACCATTTTACGACAACAGCATCGTCCATAAAATGAGTCGGTTGTACAAGTTTACGGAAACCAAGAAACGTAAGTCCTTGGTTATCTTGTTGCCACTTGCGGAGCAAAGACCTAGATTGCGGTTTAGTTAGTCGCATAAATATATCCTTTCTACGAAATATCTATACTTTATAATAGCAAAGCAGTTAGTATTGATAACTCTTTTGTTATCTTGTTTATTCTTCACATTAGCTAGGGAAATCATTATCTTTCTTCTGTGTCCAGTAAGTTCCTGTTAAATATCCACATGATGAGCAACCAATCTGTCTTGTATGTTCATTGAGTAAGAAAAAAGAATTATCTCCACATAGAGAACAGACAAGAACATCAACCTCGTAAGATTCTACAATGATGTTTTTCTCTTCAGAATGGGATCTTTTTTCTCTTGTGAATGGGATAACATTACTTTCTCCATGAATGGGGGGACTTTTCTTTTCTTCCATGTACACAACCTCGCTTTCTCACCGATGTAATAGTTATGATAAGCAAGTAACGGTGTCGGTGATTTGTATTCATCAGGCATAGCCTGAGGGTGTTTCGTTACTCCTCTTGCGGTTAATTCTACAGGGGGGCATCGCAGTATGGCAAGAATTCTTTCACAAGCATGGATCTTTTCATACCTGAAAGTATACTCTTTACATAATGCAATACCCAGACGCCAGAGCCATTTGTAGTTTTCTACGGTTTGTCCTGCCCATAATGTGCAAGGATGTTTTTGATGAACAGGTAAATATGGTCCCTCAGCATTATGTCGCCAATGAACAGTGCTGAGCATTTGGGTAGATTCTAAGGGCATTTTAACGACGTGCTTATCGCAATGGTATTGAGCGCAAGTTTCGTGGTCATAATCTAGTAAGAATATATTCACTCCTCACCCCAATCTTTGCGGTCTTCCTCTTCGTTGTAGCCTTTGTAATATTCTTTTATTTCTTGGTCAGACATATTATCTTCGCTTATTTCTTTGGATAAATGTGTTTTTCCTACGAAATAATGTGGGCGTGGGGGACGACCATAATAGGCATCCATATTACCTCTATCTCTTGGGCTACCGTGTCTTGGCAATGAGTTGCCATAATGATATTTATTTCGCCCTTTTACTCGGTACTCACCTTCATTATCTGCCATGTAAAATCCTTTCTATGATTTTGCCTGTAATTTAGTGTAACAGCATTTAATTTATTTGACTTATTTTATTTGCTCTTTTTACTCGGTCTCGTAATTCGGTCGAGGAGAATCCATGTCTACGGCTATTGTAGTGCAGTTTTATATTTAAATCTTTATGCAGGTGTTCTCCACTTAAAGGTCTGTTTTTATACTCTTCGCCTACTATACGGACGTTTACTCTAAGTATCTGCAATAGCTCGTGCATATCGTGTTCAGTATGATAAGGTAAAACATAATCAACATATTTTATCGCTTCTAACTGTATAAAGCGTTCATGAATAGATTGTACTGGTTTGTTTTTCCATTCACGCTCTTTACTTGGGTCTATGTGTAACCCTACGATTAAATAGTCACACACCTCACTTGCCTCTTTTAACATCAGTACATGACCTGCGTGTACTAAGTCAAATGTTCCACAAGTAAATCCTACAATCATTACTCATCTCCCTCTTTTGGCATTTTATAATCCAGTTCATACTTTTCATCTGTTGTATCAACAATTAGTTTAACTCTTTTTACTTTTTTACTTTCTAATAATTCAGTGAATTTTGCAGATATAAATTTAAAATAGCCGTCTTTTCGATCATACCCTGTAGTTGGGGAATACATAATCACATATTTAAGATCTTTTTTAGCCATTAAACATCATCACATAATGTTTTGATTATTTCAGAAACAGGTTCAAAAATCAATTCGTTTCTGTACTTTTTATTTAAATAATCTACTCCTCGTAAAAAAACATCTTCTGCCATGCCATTACCTTGTTGCATTAAACGATAACAATGCAATACAAGCTCTAACTTATCGGCAATATCACACATCTTTTTATCTTCTTCAGTAATTTTGTGTACAGTATCGCCTACCCTAATAGATTGTTCATAAGCTTTTTCAGCTTTTACCATTAGATCATTGATTTTAGGGTAATTCCATTTAGTCGTAGCAGGTACATCTCCTACCTCAGCTTCTGCCACATCGTGATATAATAAATGCAGGATGCAGTTTTTGCTTGCGTCAGGATAAAGGGTTTGCAGAATAACTATCGCCCTCCAAGTATGAGCAGCTACATTTTGCCCATCTCCTAACTCTGGTCGTGTATGATACCGAACAACATGTCCACCTTTTAACCGAGCGTGTAGCTTGGCTAGGTTTTCATTTCGCTGTGGTTGTCTTTTAATCCTCTTGTCCATGGTTTCTCCGTAAATGTTTGTTTTGCTTCCCCCCAATTTGGTCCAAACTCTGCGTCGACTACGGAGGGTACTTCTAGTTTGACGCAATCCTGCATTATCTCCGTAATTTTTTTAGCTTGGTCTTCACTTTCTACGGAGACATCTAGTTCATCATGTACTTGAATCATGGGAAGTATACCTTCATCAGCTAAAGCAACCATCGCAGCTTTAGTTTGATCGGCAGCACTTCCTTGGATAAGTTTATTAAGAGCTTTATAAGTAAACGCTCGTTTGATTGCAGGACCATGCTCGGCATAAGCTTCTTGGTAAGTCATTGGTTTCCAACTCCCATATTTGTTTGGTTCCCATTTATCAAACCTACAACGTCTGCCTAGAACGGTACGAATCACACCTTTTTGGCTTGCTCTGTTTATAGCATAATCACTTAGCTCTCGCACGAAGGGTACTTTCTCATGATATTGAGCAAACAACTCTTTTGCATCTTCAAACTCTAAACCTAAACTTGCCGCCAACTTTTTAGAACCCATCCCGTAGAACAATCCAAGGTTAATATCTTTAGCCTGTTTACGAGGGACGCCCACAATATCTGCCGCCATTTGGTGGAAGTCTGTTCGTGCATCTGCATTGTATTGTTCTGCAAAGTCAGAAGCCCCTCTGAAGCCCATGAGCTTGCTGTAATGCACAACTATGCGCGGTTCTTGGCTAGAGTAATCGAACGCCCCCCATAATGTGTCTTGTTCGGGTATAAACAGGCTACGTATCATTGGACCAATTTCGCCATGCCTAGCAGGGATTTGTTGAAGATTAGGGTTACTGTAACTAAATCTACCTGTGACTGTACCGCCATCGTCAGAACGCAGAGGGTGTAGCTCAGCATGGATACGCCCATTTATCTGGTGTTTTAATATTGTATCTACAAAAGTAGTTCTTGCTTTATTAAACTCTCTAGCCTGTACAATCATTTGTGGTATTTTATGGGGATGGTTGGCTAAGAATCCTTTAGTAAAGCTTGGTGCTCCTGTTTTTTCTGTTTTACTATACTCTAAACCTAAAGCATCAAATGCTTTTGATACACTCTCAGCAGCCCACAACTCTACAGCGATACCTGATTGTTTTTTAATTTCGTCAAGTAATTTCTTTTCACGTTGCTCTAAATCAACTTTAATACGCTCAGCTTTTTCTAAATCTACGCAGACGCCACGTTGTCGCATAGGTATAATCGTTTTCAATACTTTTAGCTCTAAATCGAAAATATCACCAATATCTTCTTTTATGATTAGCCCTTTAAAATGTGTCCACAAACGTAGGGTCAATGCTGCATCTTGTTCTGCGTAAGCTCCTACATAAGCAGCAGGGAGTTTGTACATCTCACTTTTAGCATTGATACCAAATGCCTCTGCTGCCTCTCGTAGTTCTTTTTCTGATTTACGCTCTTGCAAGTAATCTCTGCCGATAGCATTTAAGGCATAGCTAAAACGATTTTCGTCTAACAAAGGGGCAACAACCATTGTGTCTACTATTCTTCCTTGGATAGTTACGCCTTCAGCAAGCAACCACCCAACATCATAAGGAGCATTATGGAAAATATAATCACGATCTTTTGAACATACCTCTTGCAACCACCTGATTGTTGTTTTGGGGTCAAGATTAGAACCTAACTCGTGTCGTATAGGAAAGTACCATTGATCGCCATCTACTGCTACAGCGATACCTATAATATACCCATCTTTCCTAGCCCACCCTGAACCCATTGTTGTAAGGTTAGGATCCCTAGTTTCTAAATCTATAGCTACTTCTCTAGCATGGCTAAGATCTGGATAACCATCAGGCATAACCCATTCAGTCGGGGGTTGAAATAAAGGAAACTGCATTACTCTTCACTTTCATCGGTTGGTTGCATTTATGACATTTAGCCCACTTATTTTTCAAATTGCGAAAAGTAACCTCCTTTGTAGCTCCACACTCACAAACGGCGATTAGCACTTCATCTAGTTTTCCATTCGCATCTGTCTTCGAGGAAGAGGTCTGGCTCTTGGTCATTCGTTGTTTCCTTCCGAATAATTTCTGCTTCAACTAACATAAGATACCTGCGTAAATCTTGTATATCATCCAAGATACCTTCAGCTCTAGTGTCTTTTTTAGCAGCAAGAAAGATGTCATAGTTGCTTTCATTTACTTGTTTTTCAAGCCTGTCCCACTTTCGGGCAAGCATCATAAACGCACCTACGCCACCTCTTTGTTTCCAACTATTTCCGTAACTCTGCTCTGCCTTATGTAGTTTTGTAACATCTACTTGTGCTACTTTTTCTACGAGTGTAATCATTTCGCTGTAATTATACTCGACTTTATCTGACTGAACACTCATTATGTTCTCCTCTCTAACCATTCAAGACACGCCTTACGCCATGCCCTATCGTTAATTGTTGTTGCCTCGATTATGGCTTCATCCATAAATAGTTTGTTTGTATTTTTACTTTTCCACGCTCTCCAAGATTTAATCATAGGTGTTGCTGTTGTATTCAGGTAATCATTTATCGCACCTGTATCTTCAACTTTGTCATTGTATTTTAATCTTGTTTTACTAGCCTTATTATCGCCTCCCCACCTTTTAAACCACTGACTAAGGTCTTGATCAAAAGTAGCAGGGTTATCTATTAAAGGTGGAGGGGCATAGCTTAACCCATCATCTGCTATAGTAAGATACGGTTCATAATCTAACGGCAAATTATCTAACTTTTGTAAGGTATCTACATAAGCATGAAGATTATTACTAAACTGATAGTAAATCCCTACCCGAAGTCCACACATCGCTGCCATGTACTCTAGTAAAAAAGACATATGCACAGCGTTAGCTCCATAAGCTCCCCAGATCATATCATTACTGCGATTAACTACAGTCATATTTAGTTTGCCCTTACGAGACCAAAAATAAATCTGAGTATTACAGGGGTAATCTTTGCCATCATTATCTTCTTGCAAATCTTCCCATGGATCCCACATCCCAATAACTGTTCTTCTATCATTTGGATAATTCCTCAGCCTATGGATAGCAGTTAATAATTGATCTTCTTTAAACCATTCCCTCCATCTAAAGCCATATGCCCCATGAAAATGTTGACCATCATCACTGTAGGTATTTATTCTGCCGTTAAACTGGCTAATCCATTCTACATCATTACGCCCTGCTAACATCCATAAAGATTCCATAAAATGAAAGTATGGGTTAGCATCTCGTTGTGGATAAAACAGTACTCGTTCACGGCTATCTGTGTAGGTTGTCATAACAGGGGTGGGGAACTCTAAAGCTGCCCCATTACGAGTTTGTACTTCTACTCCGTTAGTTTCTAATGCTTGTTTAGCTAGGTATAACGCCTCGCTTACGTTTCTTGCGTATATCGACTGCATAGTGGCCTCCTCGATGGTTGTTATTATAGTTGGGTATGGTAACCTTGTTGTGTATAGTCATAGCGCTCTTCGATTAGCGTCGAAAGCCTCGGTAAACCAAAGAACTGTAGGTTTTTATTACAATCGATAATTAGCTGAATATTCTGTTCTGGTTGACCTTTTTCAAGAAAGTGCGTTGGTTGAGTTACAATGTCTACATATTCTTGCGCTACATTCCGCATATCAAACTTATTTAACAACCCCAGATTATTATGTCGTATTGTTTCCCACTGCTCCTTATTAGTTAGTCCCTCATTTACGATATCACCAAACTCTTCGGGTGTAGCTGTATGAGGTATCTCTATGTAATTTTTTCCAGACTTAAATATCTGACTGTTTTTCATACCCAAGTCTGTAGCCATAGGCACAGCACCTTTGATCATAGCTTCTACCGTTGTGCGATTAAAGTGTGCGCCATAATCAGAATACTTTTTAGAGAAGCTAGGGTCTATCTGTAGCTTAATTTCACCAAGTAATTTTAATACTTCTTCATTAGGCACAACGCCACGATAAATCATACCTGTATTGAGAGCGATTGCCCATATACGGTTACCTTGTGCATCAAAATACTTTGGTTTGCATTTATCTTTGCTTGTCATATATCTATATTCAATCCCTGCCCCACCGACTACAACAGTCTCTTTTATAAACGGTACAGCACGAACCAAAGTATCTACTCGTTTCCACGCTTTAAATATTTGGATTGCTAATGCACCGCTACGTTGATCAAAATCATAACCAAAATCCCCATGTATTTTAAATGGGTTTAAGATTAACTTGCGTGGAATATCTAGATATTTTGCTGAGTTATATGCACTTTCATGAACGCATACAGCCGCATGAAAATATTCTGAAACAGAGATAAGGTGTGGATACAACTTAGGTAAATTGCCATCATGTATGATAGCGATGTTTTTGCTACCATGATCATATAAATCTAGCCAAGCCGTAATCTCTGTATTATCTTTATTAAGGGTAGGTACAGGTATATGCCAGAGAACGGCATCATATTTACTACACTTTTCTTTAAATAACTGTCTTGCCTGTTTGCTCACATAAGGTATCTTAGGTATACCTTTCCACCCTCGTGCTTGGTGAAACTTATACCCTGTCCCACCTTCTAAAGATGTATAATCTCCATCCCTACCTCGGATTGGTGATCTATTAGAAACAGCACTTTTAGGAACGAGCATACAAAAATCTACTTCATGCCCTAACTCTTTTAAGCCTTTAGTCAAATACTCAGCATGGTTAATTATGCCACCATAATCTTGTATTTGGAATAGTGTCATTAAGAACTTCATTCTACAGTTCCTTTCTTAAAGTTATCGTTTGATAATATATTTGCGTTATATCTACTCCTAGGAGTGCCTTGTCCTAAACGCACACGTTCGTATTTATCCCATTCACACAAGCTATGCTCAATAGTACGCATATCTACACGAGCTATAGGCACATGAGGCTTACAATATTTAGGGGCTTCATCTAACAATAATCGCATTTCTATATTTGCGGTGTCTTGGTTCATACCTTTTTTAAGGTCACGCAAATGTATACGGTTCAATCCTCGCACGGCTCCAGGACCTGCGTTAGCCCACGAGAATTGATCTTTCGCGGCTTCCAACACAGGTGTGTAGTTGAGGTCGGTAACCACCTCGTATGACATAAAGCCTCCCCCTCCCCACCCTTTATAGGAAGCCATCGCTTGGTGCAGGGCTTGGAGGGATAGAGATTCCTCGGCAACCTTTGAAAGTTCTTCCTTTTTTTCCCAAATGGGCGCAAGAAAATAGTCAACTACTACCTCCGATTTTGGTGCTTTTAAACCTTGATTGGTGATTATATATGCACCAGTAAAAGTTCGTAACCCTTTTGACAACCGATCTTCAATTAATTGTTTGGTTTTATTTTTATCCCACCCCTCATCTTCGTACACCCATTTATGGGCATCGGCAAACTCAGTTGTGCCAATCATACGAAATAAACAGCAGTTAAAGATAATTTCACCATGTGGACGGTTGTGATTTGGGTTAGTCCAATTCTCACGCATCCACACAGTTACTTTATCATTTTCACGAAAAGGGTTTGTAAACTTGTACTCCTGAAGAATTTTATCTTCTGTCCATGGTGGTATCTCGTCGGCTACCCTACGTTGGTAAATAGAATGTCTTTCATTTATCCAACCAAAGTATCTTTCTACAGCTTCGGTATCCATAAAACTACTCCTTAAAATGGTATGTCTTCATAAGCATCTGTTTCTACTAATTTTATAGCTCCTGCCTTTACAGCAATTTTAATATCTACCCCACCTCCTGGAGAGGGATCTAAAGCACGAAGTTTTTCCATCGCTTCAGCTACAGTAGTGCATCCCATGATAACTTGCATATTGCGGTAACGATTTGTACCTGAACGGATTGGGGGTTCTGCCATAAGACAAACTATTTTAGCAGTTTTTTCAAAACGAGGGCGTACCTCTTTTTCTGCTTTTTGAGCTTTGTTATTAAATTGATCTACATGAATTGTAGGGGTTTCTACCGTATCATTCATTTGGTTTTCCTTTTTCCATGGTTTAACACAAAACAGCACAACTTCATGGAGTTTCTGTGCTGCTATCTCTTTATTCTGAAACTTATTCTTCATGTTTCGGTATGTAGTAAGGTCAGTAAAAAACTTTTGGTGAGCTTTTTTACTGTTAAGCAAAATGCTGAGCCATGTGCTTTCAAGCTCATCTTGTTGCCAATTATCTATTAACTGTCTTGGCTCTTTGTCATTGTAAACCATACTATGTTGGTCTATGAGCTTGCAATCTTTCATAGAGGCTAACGAAGTAAAAGACAGCACTTGGTAAGGGCTGTTCTCATTGTTACTTTCACATATCGCATAGTGCATTTAATTCCCTTTCTATGGAAAATAGGTAGTGTTCATATTCTAGTATACGAACACTACCAAGACAACATTTACTTTATCAAGTTAAGCTACGTTAGCATACTCAATAGCTTTTGTCAATGCTTTACGTTTAGTGTTTGCACCAGACCCAAACCATGCAGAGTGTAACGCATTACCCTCAGCTAAAGATTTTTTCTGGTGATCAACTACATAGGTCACAGCATTTACTGCTCCCCACCAAGTGCCACGAGCAGAAGACAGGTTTGCTCCTGGACTTGTTTCTACTGCCTCATGCACAAGTTCTGCGGTACGAGCAAACTCTTGGTGTAACGGAGGTAACGCATCTGGGTTAGGTGCTTTAGCTCTTTCAATCAATAAGTTTGGTTGTAACAGCTCTGCAATAAAATTGCTCACATCGAAGTCTTTAGCAGTTTTACTTGCCAAGAACTCAGACTGTTCTTTGAAGTTTTGCATTTGGTGTCCACTAATGCCCAAAGCTTCTTCTGCCGCTTTGTGGATCTCCTCATCGAACATTTGTAAGTGTAGCACACGGAAACGTGAACCTTCCATGTTCAATGCCATAGTAAGTGTATTATTGCAGACAACACGTATCGGTGTAAACATAACTGTCATCGCTTTACCTACTTGATGGCTGTTGTTCAATAACAAATAGCCACCTACTTCATCGCCACCTGCGAGAGCAAACTCATCTTTAAGTTTTGCTAACCCCCAAATGTCTTTGCCATCTTTTAAACTACCTGCCGTTTCCATAGTCATAGAACCTGCTTCGGTAAACTTTTTGAAAAAGTCCATAACTTCTGAATTTTGGAAAGGAACGTAGCCTTCACCACATGGTGATAATATTTTGTTGTCGCTATCACGAACAAGAAAATAATTGTCGGGGCAACGTAAAAACCCTGCCTCGCCTGTTGGGTCTACAATATTCCAACAATCTGGTTTATCAACTGTGTAAGCAGGTCGCTTACTAACTGTCCAATCAATCTGGGCAGCTTCTAACATTTGGTCAGGCGACATATTGTCGTCAACCTTTTTGCCTAGACCATGCCAAGGAACTTCTCCTGCATAAGCCATCGTTTCTACTTCATGTGCCATTTAAATACTCCTTTCTCGAGTTAATGTGTTGGCATTGTTACGACAGGTAAGCTGTCGTATGTTTTAAAAGGTATGTCGATCCACCCATCAGAGTTTGCGTCTAGTAGTAAACGAACGCGCATCTCTACGTCGTTGTGTGGCATTGTCCATACAATCGGGTACTTATTGTCTTCATCAAGCTCTGATAAAAACTTTGGTTCAAGCGTACGATTACGGTTAGTACGAATCGCAGTTTTATTAGCCTTTACCAAAAGGTCTTTGGTGAAATATTTTACCTGCATTTTATCCCTTTCTATGTTTTTAATGCTACACCATAATACACGCACTGTTAGTCTTGATAAGCGTTTATTTATCTTGTTTGTTCAGTAGGGCAACGCATATCCTTGACTATACATAGGATGTATCAAATGTATATTATTTATGGCTCTGGTAAGTCCAACATAAAACACTCTTGTTTCATCTTCTTCATAAGTGCGTATCTTACGCCACATGGAGTATGGGCGTTTCATCGTATCGGTTAATAGCATTACGTTAGTTGCTTGAGCACCTTTAGCTGAATGAATGGTAGAGATTCGTAATCGAGGTGTTTCGGTCAAACTTTCACCTTTTCGCAAACAAGCTTTTATGTACGTTTTATCTCTTTGATTTATTTTACCTAGACCGATATCCCATGGATGATTGTGTAATAAACCATGATTGTTTTGTAACTCTTGCAAACTGTAGAAAGAACCCTCCTCACCATCAGGCATTGTTTTATAGCCATATTTTACTTGACTATTTATCATCATATGTTTATACACGAGTAAGACTTGTTCTTTGCTGAGCTTATTACCTTCTCGTAAGTATTCCCATAACCTGACTGCTTCTAGTACCTTACTGTCAATACTTTTAGAACCATTATAGATATATAAATGTCCTCGCCTTCTTACTTCTTCCTCTATTTGTTGAGCTCCTCGAGTAGTTCTACTTAGTAGTAACCAGTCACCTTCTGATAAACTCACCTCCTCAGAATGGCGATGCCAAGTGATATTACCCTCTTCTTGTCTTGGTTCAAACTCTTTTTCCCTGCGTCCCACTATTGTTTTAATTACATTGTGGCTGAGTGTATGGTGCGAAGAAGGAATACGATAACTTTTATTTAGTAAAGTCACATCACCTTCAAGACCTACAAAGTAGTTTACATCTGCTCCTGCCCAACGGTAAATAGCTTGGTCATCATCACCTGCCACATAACATATCTTGCTTTTTTGTTCTAACTGTCTTACCATTTCCCACTGCAAAGGTGATAGATCTTGGGCTTCATCTATAAATACAACTTCTAATTTAGGGCAAAGGTCACGTTCTACAAAAGCCTCTAACATTCCTGTATAATCATACAACCCATAAGAGTTTTTCCAATGCTCTATACCTCTGTTTACATAATCAACTCTAGCCCAATCTGTTTTCAAAGGTACGATACTGTCGTTATATATCTTGCGTAACGGTTGGCGTAGTATACGAGCAATATTAATAATTTCAAGAAACTTATCACCATACCCAAAATCTTTGTATGGTCCTTGTTCTACATTACCTCCCCCATAAAACTTTCCTATTTTTAACCAGTCAGCTATTTCTTGGTATTTATCTGGTGTGATCACTTGTGAATGAGTCAATCCTGCTTGCAAAAAGGCTAGACTATGCAAGGTTCTAAAATAAGGTAACTCTTTTTTAGATATATTAAACTTAGTACAAGCTCTTTCTATAGCTTCCTGTGCTGCTCTTCTTGTAAAAGCAAAGTAACCTATACGATCTGGCGGCACACCAGAGGCAAGGTATTGTTCAACTAAATTAAGAAGTTTAGTTGTCTTACCTGTTCCTGGAGGTCCGAGAACAATGTGCATTATATTATGTCATTTTCAGCAGGTAGTTGAGGCAATGAAATTTCTGAGTCATCTGTTTGGAAATAATCTTGTGGTAATGACCATACATGGATACCCTTCCCCCTTACTCTCCAAAACATTTTTTCTGCCTGTAAATCTTGTAACCTTAAAGTTATTTTATTAGAAGTATAATGATTAAAATCGTTTACAGATAAATGTTTCTTTAAATCCTTTATTTGAAAGTATACTCTGGTTTCTGTCCAAACTGCAACACCTTGTAAAATGTCTTCACGTTCTTCACCTTTAGCTCTTTCCGCAGCGAAAGCATGAAGTAAATCTTCAAACTCTCCTTTGAACGTGGCATCAGGCGGCACTTCTACAATAGTTAAGTTATCTAACAATAATTGTATTCGGGTCTGCCATGCACGTTGACTAACCATAATAGGAAATTTATTTATTTGTGATACACACTCTTTTTGAAACTGTGCTTGACTAGTTAAACCATTGGTACTAAGCTCTAATCTTTCGCCATCTACATTAAGAATCCAGATAGGTGGGTCACCATCAATTTTAGTAAGACTAGACATATCATTGCCTATGCCACTTGGTCCGACACCATACTTCCTTACTTTACATAACTCTTTATCACAGAAGGGTTTTATGGGTTGGTCTTCACATTTATAAAAGTAATCTTTCTTTTTTAGTTGTCTGATTGTATTACCTACCTCACCATGACTTAATGGTGGGCTGAGGTAATCTACATTATAGCGTTGAACTAACTGTTCCCAATTATCTTCATCAAACATTCTGGCGTATACACCAAGATTAAATAGAGCATTGTTTCGAGAACCCTCGCCAAATCCTTTACTGCATAAGTGCTGTAAACAAGGTGGTCCTTCTTCTAATACTCCCTCTTTTGTACCAAACCCCATATTAAGTTTACGAAACTGATTTGGAGTTATAATATAATCTTTACAGTATTCTATAAACTCTTCTGGCGTTAGTGTTTCTGCATTTTGGTCAAACGCATACCGAGTAGATTTAGATCCACTAAAGTATGGCATATTAAGAAAGTTGCCTGTATCGCCCCTATCTAGCAATATTGTTGTTTGTTTTGGGAATATTTCACTCCCTGCGAAACCAAGAGCAGCACTTAGCTCAGTTAGTTTGCGTTGCATATCTTCAGCTTCTACAGGCTCACTTAAAAATATCCATACATGAGCTCCACCGCTTTTAGTCCTACCCACCACAGCAGGGATTTTATTTTTAGCTAATGTTTTGATTAACTCTTTATGACTAACACTATATTCATCAATATCTATCGCACCCCAATGGCAAGTATTATCACTTTTAATTGGAATAATTCCAAGACCTGTTCCACCTTTTAAATGATCTTCCCACATAGCTATCGTTGTGGGTTCACGAATAACTTTTGCTGTACCTTGTTTCTTTCCGTCTGCTTCTCTATTACTCTTTACAACATATGTGCCATGAGCAATATCGCTGCCTTTAAATAAATCGTAAAAATCTTGTGCAAGTGACATGGCTACCTCCTAATAAGTGTAGACCATTTCTCTTGGAAAGATGTCTTGTAGGAAACAGAGAAATGGTCTACGCAGTATGGGGTCATGACTCCCCATAACTGTTCTTTTACATGATGTCGTGGTTGTCATCACTTGTATTAGGGGTTACGTCTTTAGCCTCTTCAGGGGCTTCTTCTTTTACCTTTACTTCACCTGCCTCTACAGATTTTGCAAAACCAACTGCTGATTCAAATATATCTTTATCAGCAGGGACAGAAAGGTCTAATGCACGTTCACGGCTAATATCCCAACCGAACCAGTTACCTTTATCGTTTTTCTCTGGTGTGGTTTTTACAGTATATACTTGTGACATTAGAGGCAGAACATAAATACCGTTTTTACCTTTAGCTGTCATAGATTGCGCCTGTGTCAACCATTTCCTACCTTTCTTAAGTTGTGTAGATGACATAGTCATAAGCACACGCTGAGCACCAAATGTAGGGTGTAACATCAACACAAAAAACTGAGCTGTATTGGTTAATAAATTGCCATTTGGCAACATATCTTGCCCTCTCTCATTTTGGGTGGTCGTATCTTTAATCGGGTCATCTGGTAAGTAAGAGCCAACGTACCCACCACCTTGTTCACGTTGTTTCCATTCAACAAAACGTCTGTTGTAATGGCATGGCACAACTTGAATACCTTTCTCGCCATCGTAGACCTCATTCAACACTGTATTAAACATCATTCCTGCTTCTGCTCCAGGAACATAAGCACCATCTTGTTTGTTAACTTGTGGTGAAAGCTGTGCAAGAATCCTTAGGAACGGTATGGAAAGGTCATCTGCACCTACCTCACCAAATCCTGTGCCACTGTATTCTTCCATACCCTCGTAGGAAGCTACGTTTGAGCTTTTAGTCTTAGTTAGTTCTTTAGTATCTGACATATTTTACCCTTTCTTTGGAGTAGTTATTTTTGCTTTTTCTCCGATGTAACCACCGAACAGTTCATCTGGTATTGAAATACCATTTTCAATAGACTCTTTATACCAAGCCTTCAATGACATAGGTTCTACCCATTTCCTACTGTTGACGGGCATACCTCTTTCTGTCAATTCTTCTGCAAACTTATTTGCTTGTTCTTCTTGTCCACGAACAAAGTTTGTAGCTACTTGGTTTTTGATTAAATCACCGAAACCATTATCCACTAACCATGCAAACGATTCATCTGCTTTATCTTTCGGTATAGAAGCACTGTAGAATTTATTAATTTTAATTTCTGAGCCATCTTCCAAACCAATTTTAGTCATATTATACTCAGCCATCGCAGCAGGTAATTGTTCCTCTGCTACCTCTTTTAAACTTCTCTTAGTTTCTTTTACCTCCTCTTCTAATGTTTTCACACGCTCTTCCAATGTTAATTGCAAACGAGCAAGCTTACTTACTCTACTCATGCCATCTTCATTTATTGCGCTGAACTGTTCTGCGACAGATTCAAAGTCGCTACTCATTTGTCACCTCCTGGTTTATAATTTAAGTCTGCGGTCAATGGAAAATACTTACCCTCTTGCCTATCCCACTTTAGCATTTTAAATTTGCCCCTGTTTACTCTTGCAGCGAGGCAAGCGCATAAAGCTATAACTACAGGGTCTCCTGCCAAAATAAGATAGTCATCATCAGAAAACTTACTAAGCTTTCTGTTAATTTGTCTAATAGTTGGTTGAGTAGAATAACTTGCTTGCTCTCCTGCAGGTACAAGTATTTCTACATCACCGAAGCTAGTGGCATCTGTAATGTCACGGCCTCGCATTTCTTGGGTAATATAAACTGTCATGTCTTTCTCCACATGGGTATATTTTACTTTACTTTATATAGTGTAAAAACAAAAGCAGTAACTTATCCTTTACTATCTCCACTATCTTTAGGGGTTTTTACTTTTATTAATAGGCACTAAAAATAAAAGAATGACCAATAAAATAAAGTCCAATTTAGTCGCGCGGACACGAAAGTTGAAGATATTGTATATCGTATATTATAAAATGTTAAAATTTTAAAATAATCCTATCGATCTTTTTCTCTATATAACAAACCAGATAAAATAACGGTTGTCTACTACAGGGCTGTATAATAGAATTAACGTACCCAATAGAAAGAGGGCGAATGCGATACAAGTTTAAATTCAAGCCATACGAGCATCAACTCAAGGCTTTAGAAAAATCTTGGAATAAAGAGTACTATGCTCTTTTTATGGATATGGGTACAGGTAAGTCTAAAGTCCTTATAGATAATATTGCTATGCTGTACGATAAAGGTGAAATAGATTCTGCATTGATTATTGCACCAAAAGGTGTGTATAGAAACTGGGAACGCAAAGAGCTACCAACACATTTACCTGATCATGTAAAAGCGAACATTGTTACATGGTCACCTGAAAAAACAAAAAAGAAACAAGAAGAATTAAACACGTTAAATAAAATAACAGATGACCTACAAATATTTCTCATGAATGTAGAAGCATTGTCTACTAAACGTGGGGTTGAGGTTGCTGATAAGTTTTTACTCTGCCATAGGGCAATGCTTGCTGTAGATGAAAGCACTACTATAAAATCACGAACAGCGAATCGCACAAAGAGTATAATAAAACTTGGCAAAAATGCCCCTTATCGTAGGATCCTTACTGGTTCTCCTGTAACTAAATCACCTCTTGATTTATATACACAATGTGATTTTTTAGAAAACAATGTATTAGGGCATACCTCTTTCTGGACATTCCAAAACCGTTATGCTAAAATGGTACGGAAAAACATGGGAGCTCACTCTTTCAATCAGATTGTAGGATATCAAAACCTAAGTGAACTAAATGAGTTAATAGAAGAATTTAGTTTTAGAGTACGCAAAGAAGACTGTCTAGATTTACCTGACAAAGTATATACTAAACGATCAGTAGAGTTAACACCTGAGCAACGTAAATTGTACGACCAATTAAAACGAAATGCACTCGCGATTATTGAAGACGAGGGTATGGTTTCTGCCTCTACTATCTTAACTCAACTATTAAGGTTGCAGCAAGTTTGCTCTGGTTTTGCAAAGCTAGAAGATGGGCGAATGATCAAAGTTCCAAGTAACAAGCTAACTGAGCTTATGTCTGTGTTAGAAGAAACAGATGGTAAAGTAATTATATGGGGAAACTTTACTCATGACCTTGAAATAATAGGTGAAGCTCTTGCCAAGCAGTATGGTGCTGAATCTGTAGAATTATTTTACGGTGGAACTCCAGGAGAAGAAAGGCAGTTAATTGTTGAAAAGTTTCAAAATAAAGACGATCCTCTGAGGTTCTTCGTTGGGCAACCACGCACAGGTGGTTACGGTCTGACTCTGACAGAAGCAAAAACAGTGATCTATTACAGTAATGGATACGATTTAGAAGTTAGGTTGCAAAGCGAAGATAGAGCTCATCGCATAGGTCAAGTAAACAAAGTTACCTATATTGATATTGTTGCAGATAAAACAAGTGATGAAAAAATACTTAGAGCTTTGCGTAATAAGATAGATATTAGCTCACAAGTATTAGCTGAAGGTTACAAAGACTGGATAATCTAACTATGTGCTCGTAACTTCTAAACAAGCTACTTTCATTGAGTTGTGTGTTACCAGTATTTTTGCTTTTTCTGCTTGAGCTAAACACTCTTCTTTATCAGAGTATGTACCGATCTGATAGTAATGCAAATTATCTGTATTTATAAAGTGTAGAAAAATTAAAACATAAATCATTTAAAGTAATCCCTTATATCTAGCCAACCCATATAATGTAGATAAGCTGTAGCTCCAACAAACGTGAATATGAGTAATACGACTATACCTACTATAGTAATCATTAACTCTTGTCTTTGTATAGCATCACGTCTTGCTTGAGCTTCAGCTTCTCGCTTTTCTGCTAAAACTTCTTTGCGGATTTTTAATAACTCTAACCATTTTGATCGTCCGTAGGTTTGTGTAATCCACTCTTGGAGTTCAGCTTCTGCATCTGCTGCTTGTCTAATTTTCGCCCAACGATCCAACGCTGTAGCATTTGCACTTTTGCTTGATATACCTTTTTTCTGTAAAGTTTTCTTTGCTTGGTCAGTTGCGTCAAAAAATTGTCCGATTTGTTTGCTTAGACCTGCGACAGTTTTACCTGCGGCAAGACCTGTTTTCAGTCCTGCTAAAATTGTTAAGGGATCCATGGTTATCTACCGTCAGATAATGCAGGACGTCTTGCTAAAAATTCTAATGTGTTTTCTAGAGTTTTAACTCTAGCTTGCAGTTTAACGATCTGATTAAACTGGAGCAAAAAGCCCTCTTGGGTTTCGTAAACATCCTCAAATTCTTCGTAAATTTCATCAATAGTTTCGCCGCCATCTTCTTCAACTTCAACGATATAATCAATAATTTCATCTATTCTTTGTTTATTTTCTTCAACATCTCTTATAAGATTAGTGCGATCAGTTGCATTATTCTCTACCGTTAAAACATTCACAGTTTCTTCAAGGTTCTGTATTGTACTAGCTTGCTGTGCAGTCCACCATATAAAACCACCAATCTGGGCGATTACAACCCCGACTACAGCAATACTTACTTTTGGTAATTTATCAGCCATTGGTTTTTCATCAATTAAGTTAGAGACATAATTCCTTGTTTAGCGTTTTGTCGTTTTTCTATAGCAGCAAGCGTTGGATCAAAAGGGAAAAGATCAGTAGCTGAAGCTGTTTGAATATTTGGTTGTTGTACATTTGCTACAGGAGCAGGAGGTGGAACATTGTTTATAGGAAGATTAGCAACCTGATTTGTATTTACAGGGGGTAAAATTTCAGGTGAAACAAAACTTTGTTCATTTTCTGGAGCTTTAAAAATAATTTCCCTTGTAGTATCTGGATCAACATCTGGTTTAGCTCCTATAGCCTCCACTCCTACATTAAATAAATAAGTGTTTAATCTATTGCGTACAGGCTCTGATATACTGAGGTTTTTAGTTCCTGTCGCAGTTAAATCTTTTGCAACTTGAGGATTAAACATCATTTCTTTAAATAACATCTCTGTTCTAGCACTACTTTGTTGCCTTAAAAATCTTGAAGCAATATACCCTATAGCTGCTCTTGGTCCTAATCTTCCCTCTTGTACTGCAATAAAACGGTTAGAGATTCCTGCAGGAGAGGTTCCCATTTTAGCAGATAAAGCAGTGATAATATCGTCAGTAGTTGTACCTGCTCCTTTGGGTAGACCTGTTGCCATTATTCTTTCAGCTGCGTCTGCAATAAGATAAATATTGTTTAAATGATCTTTATCAAAAGCTTGATTTAATGCAATTTCGTTATCTACAATCATTTGTTTAAAAGCTTTAGGATTAGCAAGAACATCAGTTCCCGCGTAATTTTTAAACAATCTATCTGTTATTGCAGCTCGAAAAACATACAAAGATTCTTCTGGTGATAAACTGTCAGAACCTTTAGCTGCAATCTGTTTTAACTCTTTCATAATAGTAGGGTTTCTTATTGCATCATCAAATAATGATTGAGGATTGCTATTGTTCATAGATTTTGCAATAGATTTAAATAACAAATTAGAGTTAACAAGTTTTGTTCTAGTAGCTAACTCAGCTTGTCTAGCTAATACATCGCTTACTAATTGGTTAGAGTTACTAAGTTCATCAAATAAACCGAGCTCTGTATATATATCTCTGTTTGTGTTAAGATGAGTGTTTATTTTATCTGCATTTAAACCTTTCGGTCCTATTCCTGCTTTGCGAACTGCATCTAAAACAGCATTTTTCATAAACCTCATTTTATCTGGGTCATCTGCAAAAAGACTCATATATGTTTTAGCGGCATTAGAATCACTTAAAAAAGCTTTAGCAACTTTTTCAGGGGCTAGTGTATAACCTCGTTTACCTCCAGGACCATCTATTACTTTGCTTACGAAACTATTGGAAAAAGGTTCAAGAACCGTTTCTCTCCAAACTGTTTGAAACTGTTGAAATTTTTCTGAAGTTCTGCCATAAGAAGTACCCATATTATCTAAAGTTTTCTTTAGTATAGCTAGGGTTCTTATATCTTCGCTTTTGTTATTTGCTACAGCTTTACCAAGAGCATCACTTGTTTGACTAGAAAAATTTTTCCAATCTTGAAAAGATATACGTTTTAGTTTCGTGTTTAAAAAATCTTTAACTATAGGGTGCAGACCTTTAAAAGATAACGCTTCTTCTCCTTGACGTGTGAGAACTTGTTTCTTTAAACTTTCTTGTGCTTTTACTAGAGCATCATTACTGGCTAACTGATCAGCTTGATTTATTTTTAATTTTGTAGCGAGTTTTTCCGCAGAATCTTTAGCTACTTCTTTAGCTGCAATAATACTTTGACGAACTTGTTCTCCTGTTGCCGCTTTGTCTGTCATAAGGGGAAAAGCCCCATCAGTTTGATGGCTTAAAGTATCTAATTGAAAAGCTAAATCACCTTTTTCAGCATCTAATTTGCCTACTGTAGAAACGTAAGAGTTTGTAGCTTCATCATAAATGTATAAAGGCGCATCTAAAGTAGGGTCGCCTTTGCCTTTTATCAAATAGTTTTTAAAATTCGCAATACTTTCTAACACATTAAATTTACGACTTAGGTTTTGGCGTGTAAACTCCGCATCTCCTTTACCTTCTAAACGTGCTTGAGTAGCTAAAAAAGGAGGGTCTAATGTTTTTTCTCCTGGAGTAAGAACTATAGGTTGATCGTCAGGAGCAAAAGGTCCTAGCTTAGTTTCTATTTCTTCAGCTCTTTGCCAATTCGCAGCCCCCTGATCTGTTCCTTTAGCAATAGATACTTGAGTTTCTAACTGACTTTGAGCTTTCCCTCCTCCAGGACTTCGAATACCTGTTGCTAGAGCAGCATCATCTATAGCTGTAAGAGCAGGTCTACCAAACCAAGTAAAGGCTGTCTTAATTTTAGGAGTCACTTTAGTTCCTAAATAAAAGGGCGCACCAACACCAACTAATCCACCGATACCTGTATTTGTGCCGAATACCTCCTCTTCAGCTTGCATTCCTACTCCTGCTAAACCTGCTCCTCCAAGTTCTATAGCTGTAGCTGTTCCAGGACTTGTTCTAAAAGGGGCTACTATACGATCTAAATAAGGGGCAACTTTATCTGCTACAGTTTTAACACCAGTTCGAGCTGCTTGATAAGCAGGAGCTGCTGTAAGATTAACTAATTGAGCAAGTTTCGCTTGCATGGCTAAAAAAGGAACAGCTATAGCTATATTTTCTCCTGCTGAGCGACCATATCGTTCAATAATAGAATCTTTATCTGTAGAACCTATTCTTTCCCCTGCACCATACTGTAACAAATAAGGGATTATTATTTTTTGTGCTTCAAAATCATCTGACTGAAAAAGCCTTTTCAAAAAATCTTGATCTATTGTATCTTTGTCTATAATTCCTGCTGCGGTCAATGCGTTATCAACTTGATTTAAAGCAGCATCAGGAATTCCCACTATAAAATCGTTTATTCCTCGGTTAATTCCCCCAATACTGTTATCTAAAAATTCATTAGCAGCAATAGCAATTTGTCCACCTATGGTAGCTCCACCGTATTGCTCCTCATATATTTCTGTTAAATCTTTTTTCTCGCCTGTTTCAGGATCTATTCCCAAACCTGTAAGTCTAGCAGGTTGTAACTCTACTTGAGCGGTAACATCTGCTTGAGGCACTATCGCATCAGGACCTTTTTGTTCAGGCTTGCGAGGATCTAAAAATAGAAGGTTAGGTTTTGTGCGCTCTATTTCGTCTAGTGTAGGAGCACCTAATGATAGTGGCTCTGCCATGTGCTTTCCTTTAATTAAAAGTTATATCTTCACCAATTTTTAATCGAACAGGACCACCTGCTCCCCAAATTTCTGGGTTATTTGGAAAATTTCTTTTTGCCTCTTCATTTGACATAATCATAAATTTACCGTCAAAATTAGCTCCATTCGCTGTTGCTATTTTCAAATAATCAAACTGACCATAGCCACTGTATAAAAATGGATCGTTTGCTGTACCCTCAGGCATAGCTTGAGTTTCAACATAATTATCTCCATTTAAAGTAGCAACAGAGTAGTTTAGGTCATTTTGTAGTATGCGAACAAGTTCCTTTAATTTTACAGCAGACATTTTAGAAGATTGGAAAAATCCTCCAGGTTCAATAGCCAACTCTTGTATTAACCTTTGTTCTGCAACTGCATATCGGTCACTTAATGCAAGAGCTCGTGCTAACGCCCTACCAAACAAATTAAGATTTTGACTGCCCCTTGCAGTTTTGGAATAATCCAACAACGCTTTATCTACATTTTGATCTGTCCAACCGCCTATAGCATTACTTACAAAAGATTTCACACTATTTATAGGACCAACAGAACTAAATACAGATTCTATAACTTCATCTGCTGCGTTCAATGCTTGGTTTAATGAAAGGATTTTTCGTTGTTCTAGGGCATAAGCAGAAGGAGTAATCAACATTGGATTAATACCTGTTGGTCCTAAATCTTGAGCTAAAGGATTTCCTTTTACAAATTGTCTACTGCCACCTTCAACAGGACTACTGACAGGGTTATTGTTACTGTCAAAATATTTATATTCAGGAGCTTCTTGTTTAAACGCATTATTGACTGAAACTGAAGCTCCTGCAGGAATAAGAACTTTCGGACTACCATCAGGATTTTTTACAATAATTGGTTTATTTGTATTGGGATCGATTTTTTCTACCAACTGCCCATCTACAATTTCCAGTTCAGTCTCGTAAATATCATCTCCTGTATTTACCATTTTGGTCATAATAGTTTGACCTGCTCTTGGTCCTCGTTTAAAGGTGATGGTAGTTCTACCAACTGTATCAGTAGAAGTTGAAAAGAGATCTTTAGTTCCTACAATAAAACCATTGGGAGCAGGGATAAAATCAGGTTTACCATCTGGTCCTACTTGGTTCCCACTTTTAGATACTTTATATATACCGTTGTGGAAAATTCCTGCTACTTCCCTCAAACCTGACTCTGTGGTAGGGTCAGGAATCAGTATAGTTTTAGCTGTGGCGTCAGAATAATCTATTTTTCCTGCTGCCTCGTAAGCTCTTACAGTTGTACCATCCATAGGAGTAAAGCCCTTAGGAATTTTTGAGAACTTACCATCATCAAATTTTTGAGGACCATCATCAGTTCTACGCACACCTATTACGGTTACTGTGCCATCATCGTTTACTCTACCCCAAGTCTCTGTGGCTAGTGTACCGTATTGATTATTAGCAGCATAGGCTTGTTGTATTTTAGTATTTATCAATGCTACGTTTGTTTCTTCTAAATCAACTCCTTTGCTTAAAGCATCAGCTCTTGCATTAAAAATGAGTTTATTTAAATCATTTTCATTTTTAGCTGCTTCTTCTATAGAACTCATAGCTATCGATAATTTCTGGCCTTCTAATTGTGCTTTCTCCGCTTGCTCTGTAGTATAAGCAAATTCTTTTTGTTCACGATCTAAGGCTGCTTTTTGAGCAGCAACTTTACTTAGGTCAGTAGCAAACTCAGGTACAGGTTTTGTTAGAGCCTGTAACAAAGATCCTGGAGTTTGAGCAACTTGAGCTCCAAATTTAGCTAATGCTAAAGCGCCTTGTGTTTCTAAATTTTGTTGATCTTGATCACCGAAAAACCCAATTTGTTCAGCTAGTATGTCTTCTTTACTTCTTGGTTCTTTTAAAAACGGACTTAATAAATTTTCACGTTCAGCCATCAATGTTGCAGGATCTGTTTGCCCTGTTTTAGCATATGGCTCTAAAAGTTCCATAAACTTGTCAGTTCCTGCCACAATGTTACCAAAATCCATTTTTGCATAATCAGGCAAATTACTAAGGTAGTTTGTCGTACCAAAAGGATTGGCGACCATTACAGGATTGTTAAACCCCCCCTGTGCAAAATTAACTGGTGTTTCTCCCATAGCTATACGCATTGCAGCCTCATCCGATCCAGGAGCTTGGATTGGAGAGGCTTCATTAAAATTTACAGTGGACTGCCGACCTCCTGCCATTGGAGCATTTGCAATGCCTCCAGGAGCTGCGTCGCTCGCTTGGGCTTGTACCATGTCAAGTATTTGAAAGTATGGTTGCATAACTGCTAATACTGATTCAGGAGTTTTTTTAGCATCCTTTTCACCAACTAACTCTGCCAGTTCATCTACTCTAGCTTTTATAGGCTGTTCATCACCCCTTATGGAGTTTATAACTTCCTCCATATTTTCTGCTTCATCTATTTTCCCATACAAATTTTCAACAGTATTCTCAAATTGTTGCATACCCTGTTGAATTATTGGGTCACTGTTTTCTGGAACTAGTCCAGAGGTAATGCCTGTCCCAACTGAATTAGGCGCAGAGGGAGACATACCTTGAGCAACCATAGGTCGCTGTGCAAATTCTACCATTTATATTATCCCTACATTTTGAGCTGCGTTTGCTATGCCTAACCCACCGATTCCTGCACCAACTACTTGATTCAGCATAGAAGGTCGTGGGGCTGTATTTTGTTGAATAGACATAGATGTAGATGGTGCGCCTTGTAAAATATCGCTGTAAAAACCAAGTTTTTGATAAGGTTGAAAGATTTGTTGTAATTGAAATTGTTGCTGTGCATCAGCGGCTGCTTGATCAAGCACTTGTTGTTGCGCTCCTAGTCTAGCAAGAGCATCTACATCTGTCATTTGCATTTGTTGTCCTAATTGTCCTAACCCTGCCGAAGTTTGCCCTAATGCAGCTAATGTTTTAGCTTGTTCCTGTTGTCTTTGTAATGCAGCCTCTTGAGCTTGCATTGATTGTTGTATCGCTTGCCCAAAACCTTGAGATCTTAATGCTGCTGCTGTTCTAGCTTGTTGATCTAATATATTTCTACCACGTTCGGAATCTACAATACCAGAGCGAGAACCACCAAATGCTCCTGCACCAACTGCCCGAGCTGCATCTGTTTGACCTGCGATAGTACCTGCTCTTTGTATATCTGCTAATGCTTGTTGTACTACTGCATCCTCATAAGGATCCATAAATGCTTGTGCAGAAGCAGGATCATATTGAGCTTCTGTTCCTGCTAATTGTTTACCTGCACCTGTAACAAATTGACCACCAGTTTGGAGAAAAGGCTGAAACCCTCCTATTCCTTGCTGTGCAAGTTGTTGGGCTTGTAAAGTCATTTCATCTGCACCAACCGTAGTGGGTTGAGGAAGTCCTATTGGTTTTTCAATAAGTTCTTTAGCTTTTTGCATTATCCCGAGCTTGTATGCTTCTACAGCAGGGGATTCTTGTTGTTGGATAATTTGTGTTTCTGTAGCCATATTACGCAGTCCTCTCAAAAGAACGCATCATTTCATACATTCGTTTTGCTCCTTTTTGACGATCGCCACCTCCTGCCCCCTTTACAGCACGAGCATTCATAACAAATTCACCATCACTTAACATTGCAGGTACTGAATCACTAGTTGGTGTTCCAGGACCGACGATTTCTCCACCAGAAGCAGCAAACACAAAACCACCTTTATCGGGAGGCAATGCTAGAAACTCATTAATATTAAATTCAGGCATTAACCTTCTAGGTCGATTAGATTGACTAGGTTGAAAAGTTGGCGCATATTGCCCATAGTTAACACTAGCTATGCCTCCAGGAGCTGTACTTGAAGGTAGAGGAGGTGGATTTATACCAATCTGATCATAAAACGGATTATTACCTAAATAACTATCATCAATACCAAATTTTCCTGGATCAGAAGCTAGTAAATCAGCTCCTTTATTTTGCAGTGCAGCTAAATCAACTTTTTCTGGTTCTGGTGGAGTGATAATATTTGTGCCTAGTATCGTATCACTTGCTAGACCCCCTGCTAGAGCAGTGCCTACAGCAGGACCAAATTTAGTTAATATTCCAGGAGCATATTTTTTGTCTAGTTTGCTTATGAAACTCGTATAATCTGTTGCAGAGGCATCGGGAAACTTTTTATTAAAAGCAGCTAAATCTTGTTTGTAGCCTTCTTGTACTTCTGCTGAAATACCTTTACGTCCTGGACTTAAATACTCTTTAAAGAAATCATCAAACCCATAATCATCTCCAGGTTTAAATGCTTTCCTGACTCCATCCATAAAATCAACTGATTGCCCTCCTGATCCACGAGTAGTAACTCCTGTAACTTTAGGATCGAGAACATCAGTTGTTGTATCAGTAGGTGGTGTTACATCAGGAAGTATTTGTTCTCCACCAAAATCTTGTTTAAATACACCACCACCTACTTTACCGCCTAATCCTGCTACATCAGCAGCAACCCCTGTAATTTTAGATGAAACAGCAGAGGTGAATGGGTTATCAGGTGTAAACATAGTGCCTAGTTTTTGTAATCCTGCTACATTTCCAGGATCAACACTAGAACCTAAAAAGCTGCCTCCTGCAACCATATTTCCTGCACCTGCGGTAAGACCTGTCATTATACCTGATTTTAATGAATCTTTTAAACCTTTACCTGCAATCAAATTACCTGCGGTGCTACCTAATCCTGCAGCTAGAGCAACAGGCATCGCAGGAAGCAAAACAGGAGCAGCGATAGCTAATACGACTGGAGCTACTTTTTTAACAACTTTTTTAATTTTCTTAACGGTTTTCTTTACAAGCTTTTTAAGTTTTTTAAGAAAAAACTCAGGTTGTCCTGTTTCTGGGTTTAAAGAGTTTAACTCATTACCAACAATATATCTTTCTGGCTCTAAACCCATTTCTTCCATTTGGGTATAGATCATATTTTTAAGTCTAGGGTTATTTTCTAAAACTTCTAACGGTAAAACTGTTTCGCCTTCAGCAGCGTGAACTAAATAAGTATCACCATTACGCCCAAAATCTGCTAACATTTCTGCTGCTTTTTGGTGTCGTGCTATCCCACCCTCTGACATTAAAGCTTCCACAGGAGTAAGTTCTACAACTTCATAGCCTAATGTTTCTATACCTTGCATTTTTCACCTATATCTTTCTGGGGGAAATATGCAGGAAGCGTTAGTTCCTGAATAGACGCTAACCTCATAATAGCGTCAACCATATAATATCGCAACCTACATATTTTTTTAATACTATTCACACTGTTACCGTAACACTTCCTACTGAACTTGTTGCAGAGTTACCTCTAACATTAGAAGCATCTGCTACTGTTATTTTTATATTGTTAAACACCCCAGTTGTGTCTTGATCTATAAATAAAGTCCCTACTTCTAACCCTTGATCATGTGTTTGTAAATTAGTAAGAACTAATTGTGTATTTCTGCCTTCTCCTGGATTTTGAATTTGTGTCAAATAAATAGAAAAAGATCTTACAATTTCTTCCATGTATTGTTGATCGTATTGTTCTGGTGGAACAGGGAAAAATGGTAAAACTAAATTTCTTGACATTATCGTTTTCCATCTGGCCTAATATCTATCCTAGGAGAACCTAATCTCCATGCTACCCCTGTGTCTTCTGAATCAACTCGTAAAGCAAACGAACGACCTCTAAGGCGTATATGCACTTGATCAGTAAATTGCTCTACCACTGTTGAAGTTGCTGCCGAAGATTGAGTCACTACTTTATCGTTAGATTGCAAATATTTTCCTCCAGGAAAATTTCTTGTTTTTAACGTAAAAGTAGCTTTAGGTGAAGCAGCCGTTGAATTTCTAAATGTTAAGTCAGGTATTAATTTATTGATAAATGTAAAATTATCTCCATCACCTATATCAAATTGACTTGATTCTATGTGTGCAGATATAGCTGTAGAGGGAGAAGTGCTGCCATCGTCAAAACCACTTTCATGTTCATACAAATGATTATCTGATCCTGCGGCTATAGGGAAAGTTTCTATACCTCGATCTAACCATGCAGTTCGATCTAAATTACCATAATACCAAATTTTTTGTTGATAATTGTAAATAACATACTTATCATTTTCATCACTAGTTTCACTCGGATAAAACCACCATATTTCTGAAAATGCAGTATTAGTTGCAGCAGTCACTTTTTCAATTTGTTTGTCGTTAAAATCATTAAAAACATGATCACGAACAGTACAAGGTAATCTTGTTACTGACCCACTATAAATGTAAAATTCTTGTCGTCCCATCCAGAACACCATATCTTCAACAGCTATGCCTGCAAGGGGTCCTGCGATAGTTATGTTTTCTGATATTGCGTTGATGCCGAATGTAAAAGGTGGTCCTATAAACTGCATGGCATGAAGTGATTTATCAGTAAAAACCAATATTTGTTGACGTGTTTCTATCGCAGATACAATTTCACTGCCTGAACCAATCCTTAAATCACCTGCGGTATTTGTAGGTAAAGTTCGCCACTCCGTTAAACTTTCTTGTGAACTAAATCTAATCAACAAAGGATCTTGCGTTCCTATAGCATTTTCAGGATCACAACCAAAAGCTATAATATGTCTATCTGCATCAGAAACTAAAACTATTTTAGCAATCGTAGGAGCTAAATCTGAATTACTTAAACTAGAAAGTTCTACTGCCCTTGCCCCTGTTCCATTAGTTTTATCCCAGTAAAAAATACCACCATCTCTAACATTTATTAAAAGATCTTCGCCAAAATTATCATGACTCCATACTCGTAGCGTAGCTCCTGCCACAGATAAACTTGAAGCAGAGTTCCAAGAACCTCGTCCCCATGTTCCTGCATTCCAACCATTACCTGTGAGTGAAGTATCTAAGCCTATAGTAACTTGATAAGCTGCGTCTGCACTACCTCCACCATTTCCAGTATCACTAGCATTTGCTAAAACAGGAGTAGGGTCTAATCCTGTAGTTCCAGTAGGAACTGTGACTGTAGTAGTTGCGCCACTTTTACTTCCCGTGATTGTTTCTGTAGCAATAAAACTGTTAGAAGGAATAGTTATACCCATAACAGTGGTTGATACAACGACAGTTAAAATAGCAGTCGCACCACTTGTACTGCCTGTTATTGTTTCACCAAGAGTAAAAGAGCTAGTATCTGCTACAGTCATATTTAAAGTTCCTGTAGTTATACTGTCTATAGAAGTACCTGCTACACGAGCTTCAAACGTAAAAGTGTTTGCGTCGGGTACAGAAAGGATTATATATTCTTGATTTAAAACATCTGCAGTAATATTACCCCCAAGACTAACTGCTTCTGAAATAGTTACAAAATCATCAACAATCGCTCCATGACCAGTATCTGTAGCTGTAATAATAGCAGAACCATTAGTGGCTGCAAAAGTAATCCCATCTGTTGTTGTTTTTCTGATAGGAGTGATATCTCTATACGCACCACCCTCTAAAATGTAGTATTTAAGATGTGTCCCTAAACCGAGAAATTGTGTTCCATCTAATGCTACCCAAGGATGTAACGCTCTGCACGATCCTAAAAATGCGTTAATAGATTTTTTAATCCAACCCCCTATTTTTTCTGCATAACCAAATCTAAATCTAGTTTTATCCATATCAAACCAACCGCCTTCGTTACTATAAGAGGTTGTTTCTCTATTTATTCCAGGACGAAACTGTAATTTAGTTAGAGGCATCTCAATCCTTTATTTTGGATATTTATCTTTAATAGCCTTAATGTCGGCTTTCCAAGCATCAATCCCATTATGATAAATGTTATCCAACTGATCTACGACTGGAGGATATTCTCCAACTCTTTTATCTACATAACTTATATCAGCTTCTATTTCAGAACGTGTTTTCTCACGTTTATTAGGCATTCCTTCTTCTACTGCCCCTTCACCTTCTGTCATAATGTCATAGTCATCACTAACAGCTATAGGATTTGGATATTCTTCAGCAAGTTCTGCATCTAAAGTTTTAGTTCTTACATGAAGTCTACCATTTTCTTGAAAATATAAATACTGCATTTTGTTTTCCTTATGTATCTAATCTAGCCCAAGAAGACCAAGCTGAGTTAAATGAGCGAACATAACTGGTTGTTGCTTGTAGTTCTACCGCTATTTGAGTTGTCACGTTTCCACTATTTCCAAAAATAACCATTGCAAAAAATTTACCAGATGCAGGAAGCCCACCTGCATTTTGATCAAACCTATAAAACCCAGATGTTTTATAATCATCTGCATCTGCTGAAGAAGTCTGTGAATCTCTTTCTGACCTAAAAATACCAGAACTATCATCAGCAATATTACTAAAACCTTGATTTACTCCTACTCTTATAAATGTGGAGCCTACATGTACTAATGGATTAGCACCACCATCAGATATTACTATTCGATTGCTTGTTGTACGCATGTCTAGGTTATTACTGTTTCCAGTGTATGCACCGATCAAGGTATTCTGTGATCCAGTTGTTACAGCGTTTCCAGCGTTATAACCTACATATGTGCTTGAATTACCAGTAGTATGTGCTTGACCTGCTTTTCTACCAAAAAAAGTATTTTGAAAACCTGTGTTT